TCATGCACTTGTTGTGGCCCCAGACAACCAATCCCGAAGCTCTTCGATGAGGTTGGTCTCGTCTTCAGCGGAGAGGCCGAGATACGGGCGAGCGGGAATGTCGCCCCAAGGGATCGGTCCATTGAACTTTGTTCGACCAAAAGCTCCCTTAGCCGCCCCAAACTGCATGGTAGCCGCATAGTCGCGGGTCTGTATTCCCGGTCCCCATTCAAGGCCCTCAGCGCTGGCCGAATAGTTGATGGAGGAATGCAGTTTACCGTTTGGGCCAAAGAGCGGTCTGACATCGTGATGGGCGGGCACCATCGACTTGTAGCGTCTGATCGTAGATTCGGACTTCGGTGCCCAGGGAGTCCCGTCAGGCGCAACACCCTGCTTGAATCTTTGCACAGTCGAGTCAAGAATGATTTCCCCCGCGATGTTGTAGTAGGGGGTAAGGTCGGACAGTTGCGTGGCCAGTCGGTCGAGCGCCGGGCCGATCTCGTCAGATTTGATTTCTACCTTCGCCAATGTCGCGACCTCCCATCATCCGGCTTTCAACCAGCCGCTCACGCTCACGTCCGTTGCCCGAAGAGTCCGGGCGATCTGGGCATTGGAATGCCCTTGCATCTTCAACGCTTGCGCGAGCCAGCGTTTCGCCAAGGGCACCCGCTTTTTGGTCAGGTGCCCACAGGTTGTGGCAAGGTCGCGCGCCTTCGCCTCGCCGACCAGGAGCTCAAGGGCACTCTGCCCTTGCGGGTTTTCGGAGAGGGTCAAGGGTGCCCCTCCGAACTGCAACAGGAAGGTGATCGTCAGCTCCGGGCCAAGCACCTTGTGGAAGGGTTCGATCTGGGCCGTGGGCCTGGGGAAGGCGGGGCCGGGCAGCGTCATCGGGCGGGGGTGTCCTATGGCGTGATTGCGGCCCGCGCCCGCCCGCCAGATCAACGATGCGGGCGCGGGGTAAGGGAGGGTTGTCGCGTCCTGGTGCGCCAGTGGGCTCCCTACTGGGGTAGGTCCCCGACCGGACGCTGACTTCCGGTCGGGGGGGTGCCTTCGGGGGACACCGAGACCCCCTCGGGCAGGTCGCGCCGGGTTATGGACCCCGACGCGAAGCTCAGCCGACAAGCGATCCCGGCTTCAGGCCGAGCTGCGAACAGATGGCGTCAGCCAGCTCCTCCGACTGCCTGTCCACGGCGGAACCGGGCGGAAAGGCCGAAGGGATCACCGGACGCGACAGGTGAGCGAACTGCGGAACCGAGCTGGCGATGAAGCGGTCAAAGCTCGCCTCGTCCGACCGACAGAGGGCCGTGGCCCAGGCTTTCATCGCCGGGGACAGATGCCCGCTGCGCAGCGCGTCGTCCACCTTCTGCACTGCCCGTTCCTTGGACGCCGTGGCGACCGACAGGTTGCGCTCGATGAGCATCGCCTGCACCGTCGCCACCGGAACGAACTTGGCGGGGTCGGGCTCGGCAAAGAGCCTTGCCTTCAGCGCCTTGCGGAGGTCTTCCGGTGAGGTCTCCGGTGCAAGGCCGAGCCATTCCGCGATCATCGCGGTAAGGGCCGCTTCCCCCTCCATGCCGGTGTCGGCAGGTTTGGCGGCAGTCTTGGCGGGGATCGTTTCGGACAGGTTCATCGGGGGCATGGCGAAGTCCTGGTTGGCAAGGGCGGTGAGGTAAAGGTTTGGGTCGTGGACCAGGCCCGCGCCCTTCAGGCCGACGATCTGCCCCGTCGCCTTGTTGTGGAAGAAGGCTGGGCTCAGATAGCGATACTCTTTCCGCCCGATCAGTTCGGAAGCCGTCGCCGTCCATTCGACCCGGCCCCAGATACCGCTGTTCTCGGCCTTGAGTTCCTTGATCCACCCTGCCGCTGGCACCGGACCATTGAGCTTCGCCGCAGGCTTGTCGTTCTGGTGTTCGTAGTCAATCGGCAGGTCCGCGCCGTGGGATTGAAAGGCCAGGATCAGGGCACCGGGATCGACCAGCTCGAACACCCGCCCGTCGCGCCCCTTGATCTGCCCGCTTGGGGGCAGAAGATGCACCCATTCCGGCGCGCGACCGGGCGGCAGGGCAAGGTCACAGATGGCGAGGGAAAGCCCGGTCATCAGGCAGCCCGCGCAAGGGCTTCGTCGCAGCGCACCCAGACCGCGCCGTTGGCTTCGATCCCGTCCACGATCCCGGCGCGGGACCGGGTGGCCGTGCCATCGGTCTTGGCCACGGTCTGGTCATCCACGATGTAGCAGAGCTTGCCGATATCGGCGATGGTGATCAGGTCACCGGCAGCGGAATTGGCGAAGAGGAAGAGGCCGATCCGGTATTCAATCGACGCGGCACCCGCAGCGCCGGTGTTGTCCACCGTCCTTTCGGCGCGACCCACGCCAATACAGCCGGTGGCCGTCGCACCCTTGGTCAGATACCCGGCCGCGTTTCGCATCACCAGCGAACCGCCCCAGATTTTGACCGTCGCGGCCATGGGCTCCACCCGAAGGTCCCCGAGGCGCGCCCGCGTGTTCCGTTCCGAAGTCAGGGCAACCATGTGAAGCTCCTTACAGGTAGGGGGTGACGATCAGCTTGGCGGTGCCCTTCCAGGGGTTGGAAGCGCCCGCCGCGCCGTATTCGGTGTTCAGGATGTTTAGGCCCGCCTCTTCCAGGGACGGCGGCACCACCAGAACGGTCGGGGTGACGCCGAGTTTGCGCCCGCCATCGGCGGTGAAGCCCATCATCGCCGCCCGCGCGGCGGCATAGCTGGCAGCGGTCAGGGTCTGCTTGGACCCATAGGCGAGCTGCCACAGGCCGAAGCCCGCGTTCACCCGCGCCCGGATGCCATAGAGGTAGCGATCATTGAGGAAGACATACTCGCTCTCTTCCCTGGTGAGCTGCTGGAACTCATACTTCTCGCGTTCCTGCCAGATGATCGGGCGAATGGCCCGCGAGGTGTCGAGAAGATACCAGGCGGTGCCCGCGCCGCCGCCGGTGTTGGAAACCAGCGTCAAGTTGCCGTCCGCGTCGGTGACCGGATGATCGGTGTCGAAGAAAAACTGGCCGTCATAGCAGGCCGTCGCGAAGCCCGAGGCGAGCAGGCCGAAGACCAGCTCTTCCGGGTGGCGCACCGCCGCCTGACCCATTTCCGCGAACATGGGCTTGAAGATGCCCAGCTTGTCATCCGCGATATCGTCGCGGGTGATTTCCAGCGTGCTTTCAAACTTGCGGTTCTGGATCGTGAAGCCGTTGGCGACCAGGTTCTTCACATGGCGCGGCCCCAGCCATTCGCGCATCGCAGGGAAGGCACCGAGCCAGCCGTAGGTTTCGTCGCGACTGGCCGAAGGCACGGTCATCGCGATGTCCCTGGCAAAGGCCGTGGCCTGCAGCATCGCGTCGGTGACGACGGTCTTGAAGCCCTTGAAGGCGAGATCGAGGGTTTGGCCGTTGACGAGCATCGTCTATCCTTTTCCAACGGTGCGGCGCGGGTGCGCGCCTGTGCTGGAAAGAACTGTATCGAAGCGGGATGTAGAAAAAAAACTACAAGCGTTTGTAGGGGAACCGGGGGCGCTGTGCGTGGGATTGTGCTGGCGACACTGTGCCTTGGGAAAATGGCCTGCCAGCCTGGACAGGATGCCTCTTGGGAGGCTGATCCGTCAAGCGAACCGTCGCCCCGACCCTAGATTGCAAATTTAAACGCCAAAGAGCGAAATTTAAACGGGGTGCCGCGCGTCCGAGGGGTACGGGGGCCGAAACAGTCAGAGGCCCTTTCTAGGCCCTCCCACGCAATGCGCGGGGGCGAGCCCTTCGGCCCGCCCCCTCGATTGGCTCGCCGCCTGGTCAGGCCGCGCGCTTTGGCCGTGCCTTCCAAGCCTTGAGGGCGACGATGACCTTGCGCGCGGCGTCCAGGGTCAGGAAGCGCATGGATGCGACCTTGTGGTATTTCAGAAGCCAAGCGGTCAGGTGTTCATCGTCGCAAGCCGCTTGGTCGTGGAGCTCGCGCCAGAGCTCCCGGATCAGCTCAAGCTGCGCATAGGTCGCCATACCGGGCCGGTCGCCGTATCGCGGCGCGCCCTTGCCCAACGGCCGGAAGCCGCAGTAACCGGCAAAGCCCATCATGGCTTCAAAGCCTGCCTGGTCCAGGTCTTTCGACGTGGTGACGCCCGCGATCCTGACAAGGACCATCCGGTAGGTGTCGTCATCCCACTTCAGCTTGGATGCCGCGACGTGAAGGATTTGTGTCTGGGGACGGGTCAGGGTCATTACGGTTCCTCCTTTTCCTCTTGGGGGATTTGGGCGTGATGCAGGGTCATCTCCAGCTTCGACAGGAATTCGCCCTCTGTCTCGGCCATCGTCTTGAAGTGGCCCGCGCAGATGTTGGCGAGGCTGATCAGCCCGGCGTCACCCCGGCTGAGAGATCCCATCGACAGCGACTCCTGGATCAGGGCGAAGACGTTGGCCGCGTCCAGGATGCCGTAGGTGACTTTGTCGAGCGCCGCGACCCAACGTTTGCGCTCAGCCTCATAGATGTGCAGCGTGACAACCCGCGTGCGGTCATCCTGCGGGATGTGGATCGTGGTCGATCTGGTCATGTTCGACTCCGCTTTGGGGGACGGGGAGGGTTTGGGGTTCCTGGGCTTGCGGGGGGTCATTGGACAGGCCCCTTGTTGGTCTGCGGCCCGACGAAAACAGCCCGGCCAAGCAACTCGCGCACGCCGTCGCTCAGCTCCACCGCGACCCGCGCCGGGTCCAGCATCATCGCCAGCGTCTTGCGGATTTGCGCTTCCTTGTCGCCATCGGATTCAAGCTCCTGGTGAAGGGTCGCGAGGCATCGCGCGGTAAAGCGCAGGTAGTCGTCTATCCCGTTGACGTTGCCGCGCAGGACTTCCGCTTCGGAGTCATTCAAGGCGACCACCATTGCGGCGCGACCATTCCACAGAGCTTGCTCTTCGGGCGTGAGCGTGAGGATCAGGAGCATTTGCCGCATCACATTGCCCCCGAGGAAAAGAGCATCGCCTTCGCCAGATGCGCCGCTGCGACCGGCGCGCCGCCTGCGAAGTTGCGCGCCATTGCCGCCGCCTCCGCCATTTCCCGCAGGTTGCCGCGCTTTGCCCCGTGCAGTGCAATCGCGCCGCTCAACTCTTCCGAGTCCGGGAAGAGTGCCTTCGAAAGTGCCCGGAGCTCGGCCGCGTCAGGCCGGGACAGGTCGATGTTGACCGGGCACCGTGACAGAAGAGCATCGAAGGTCGATGCCACGGCCCGCCCGCCGCGCGTCAGGAAGTGATGGTTGCCGACAAGCAGGACGCCGAAGGCAGGGCCATCGGCCTGCCAGTCGCGGGCGCGCTGCCCCGCGTCATAGGCGCAGCGCAGGGTTTCCAGCACATTCGGGGCGAGCCGCTGGCATTCGTCTACGATCAGCAGAATGCGCGGCTGCGGCTTGAAGGGCCGGAACGGAAAGCTGCGAAGCATCTGACCCTTGAAGAATTCGAACGGGTCAGCCCCGCCGAATCCGCCGAAGCCAAGGTCAAAGAGGGCCTTGCTGTAGAAGCGCTGAATCGACGCGCTCTTGTCTGCCGGGGCCTCAATCAGGAATACCTGATCGTCGCCCTGGTCCAGCTCTTCGGCGACAAGCCGAAGGGCATAGCTCTTCCCGATGCCCACCGGCCCCCGAACGATTCCGAGGCGCGCGGTTTCCAGAAGGGCGCGGGCAACGCTCCCGAGTGTTGAATAGGCCCTGGTCGGGATGATAGGTATGTGATCGTGCTTCGCAGACATATGACCTCCTTGGGGTCTTGGGTTGCACAAGGGCAGTCAGCGATTGCCGTCGCTGATTGCCCGCTTCGAATTCTCGGCCGCGATAATTGCGTCCAGCTCGTCGATCTTCCGCAGGGTTTCCCGCCGCCGCTCTTCGGCAAGCTCTTCATCGGACTTCCGAGGCGCGGTCTTGTCGATCACGCGCGGGCTGTTCCACAGGTCAGGCGCAGGCGCCCGAGGCGGCGTCATATCGGCCACCTGCTTCTGAACTTCGAAGGTCGAGAAGGTCAGGTCGAGGTCGCGCGCAAGATCCCGCACAACCCGGTTGGAAGCCGCTTCAAGCGATGCCTGGTAGCGCGCCCCGGCGCGGTCGCCATAGGCAAAGGTCGGGGCGAGCTCGATCCGCGCCGGGGCTCGGCCGGGCAGGTTGACCCACGCATAGCCCCGGTCCTTCCGCAGCGGCAACAGGACCTCAATCTTCTCCCCCGGCATCATCCGGTGCAGGCAGTCGCCGTGGAAGATGCGGTTGTCTATCTTCACGCTGCTTTGAGAGACAGTGCGGGTTTCCGTACGGCTGAAAATCAGGTCGAAGACCTCTTCCGAGGGCACCCGCGCGGCAAAGCCGGTCGCCTCGATCTTCATTTCCAGCGCCTCTTTCGGAGACAGGCCCCGAAGCCGACTGCCCGCGCCCTGGGGGCGGCTGTTGTAGATGGCGACGCAGGCCCCCACATCTTCGATCAACTGACCAAGGCCGCGCGCGTAGGGTGCCACCGGCTGGCCCTTGTTCGCGCTTTTCTTGTTGTCCCGCCGCCCGCCAATCCATCCGGGAAGGCCTCTGAAAACCTGCTCCACGATATTGAAGAGCCCTTCGATCGACCCCTTTGAGGTCGGGCTGTAAGGCTTGGCGAGGGTCAAGCCGAACCGGTCTTGCGCGAGATAGGAAAGCCGCCCCATCGCGGCCGCGAGGGCCGAATACTCGCCGCCGTTGTCCAGGTAGAAGTGTTCCGGGATGCCCCCGTGGTCGCACATCGTGACATGGGCAAGCGACTCGGCAACGTCCTCTTGAGTTATGCCCTTGCCCTTGGAAAGCAGGACCGGCGTCACCCACAGGAAGAGGCTGGACATGTCCAGCCACGCGATCAGGCGCAGCCGGATCGGCTCGGCCTGGTCCACCACCGCGATATCGCAGTAATGCACGTCCCCTTGCAGTAGGCTCATGGGCCGGTCGGCAAGGGCAAGCCTTGCCCGGCCCACCGCTTTATCCTGGTAAGCCTTGTGATCCTTGCGGGCGCGATAGTGCAGTCGGAACCGCTCAAGATCGGCCCGCTCGGCCCACTTGGTGTTGAGTTGGCAGAGGGGGCGCAGCTCCCGAACCGGCAGGACTGATCCGGCCTCGGCCGAGTAGCGGCAAAGTAGGTCGCTGGACAGGCGAAGCGCTTCCCGGATCGAAGTGCCGTCGACTCCGACCATGCTACGGGCTTCCCTGGTGAGCCGGGCGGCGATGGAAGCGCGCCGGTCAAAGGGCAGGTCAATCCCCGCGTCCCATTCCCTGGTGAAGAGCACCCGTGCCTTGCCCTTGTCGCCCCGCAAGGCAGGGATCAGCCCGGCCGAGCCGTGCAGCTCATGCAGCCGCACCCAATCGCGGATCGTCGTCTCGGCAAGGCGCGTCGGAACACCCCGGATCAGATGCACCCCGGCCGCGATTGCGCGGAAGGTCGAAGCCCGTTCGGCCGAGCGTTTCTCAAGGTCCAGGACGGGCGCGATGATCCGCAGCCGGTCCGCTTGCTCTTCCCACTGCCAGGCCTCAACGGCCCCGTTCAATGTGTCTTCGAAGGGGGCTTCAAAGGGGCCTTCAAACACCCCGAGCTTCGCCTTCAACTCGGCCGGGCAGCGGTCCACCGCCAAGGCCCAAGCTTTTCCTGATGCCCCACCGCGATTGCCCGGAAGGGTGACAACTGGCAGAAGATAACCCTTCCACTTGTGCCCCTGAGCGGCGTTCTGAAATGCTCGATGGGCAGCTTGACGGCTGATACCCGCCGCCCGTGCAAACTCAGCTGTCGAGATAGGTTTCAAGCTGCGTCCGCCTTCAAGCCGAGAGCGACAGCGATCCTATGCGCCTGCCCGTAATGGCCCTTGTTGTGCCCGGAAATCACCGCGCGCACCGCCCGAACCGGGAAGCCGTTTTCCTTCGCCCATTCGGCGACAGTCTTTCCCTCGTTGCGAAGGCGCTGGACGGTATCAGTGGTGAGCTTTGACATTTGTGCTGTGCTGTGCTTTGCTCAAGTTAAGCACAGGATTTACACATGTTAGCACAAGTGTCAAGTCAGCACAAAGACGATGCGGCAGAGATACCGACTCGACTTCGAGCCCTTCGCGGGGAGCGGAGCCAGGCGGAATTTGCACGGATCGTCGGCCTAACCCGGTCCGCTCTGGCCAATTACGAAAACGGCCGCACCGCGCCCAAGCCTTCCATTCTGCGCCAGATATCCGAGCGGGCGGGAGTGTCGGACAGCTTCCTTCTCTCGGGGGAGGTCCGAAACGAGTACGAACTGAATCTGGTCGTCACCGGGCGAGGCTTTATCAACGAGTGCCATGAAACACCGGACGAGCTGACGATAGTTCGTGCACTAAGGGCAGTGAGCCCTCAGACCGTCCAGACCGTGTTAGGCCTGCTGATCCGAGACATTGGAGATAGCGCAGAAACCAGGGCGCGACTGGGCAATACCCTTGGGTCCGACCTCGAACGGCTCGACCAGATGCACCGCTCGGGCGGGCACATCGCAAAGGGTCAAACTCGCGAACAGCACGCCGACGCGGCTAGGGAAATCAAGCGGCTTGCCTCGGGCCAGAAGGCCTAG